TGGCTGCAGCAGGTTTAAAGACAGCTCAACAACACAATGAATTTGATCCACGAATCTGGCAATCAGAGATAGGTTTACGTGGATCGCAATCAGGAAAGATGAACACCGAAACCAAAATGAATCAACTCAAGATGGATTATTTAGCTAAAACTTTGAGAGGGAATCAAGGGTCTGGAGGCGGTGGTTTTGGTGGTGGTGCTCCATCGGGTTACGGTGGTGGTGAACAATCTGATCAAATGCAAGGTGGCAATGAGTCTGCCGGAGGAATGCAAGGTGGCGGCGGAGGTGGCTATGGCGGCAATATGAACCCACAGCAACAACAGCAAGGACAAAGCGTCTACGGTATTCAAACGCCTAGACCATCTCCTGATGATATTGCCAATCAAATGCTATTAGGTATTGATACTTTTTCACCTAGACGTGAAAACGCAAAGCTACAGCAAGAGGATCAATATAAACAATATCAAGAGGATCTGGCCAACAGCATTAAAGCTGCAAACGGCGCAACATCTTTTAATCAAGCACTTGCTCAATTTAATAATGCAATGGATAGATCTACTTATCGAGGATCCGCATTAGGTCATTTTCCAAGTTCAGGTCTTACGACAGCTGGCATGGGCAATGTATCACCGGAACAACAAGCAGATCGTGCTGCCATGAATATGCTTCCTGCCGCAATTGAGACATTGAAAGATTCAATGGGACAAGCTCGATTCTCAAATCTTGACATGGGTATGGCCGCTAAAATGAAATTTGATCGAACAATGACAGATGATGCGCGTAAATTGCAAACCCAATGGATAGGTGCTGTGCATCATCGTATGCAAGAAAAAAGTAAATTTTTATCCGTGGTTTCAAATCCACAATCCGGTCTTACTAAAAATCAATCAGAACAGTTATGGCAATCCTATCAAGAGGATTTACCTTTGATTAGCGGTGATATCAACGGAAAAGATGCTAAGGTTAAAAACTCAAATCTTGATAAATGGTGGTTTTATACAACACCTAAAGCTATTGAGTCTTTGAAGAAAACAGGTTCTTATCATATTTCTAAGGCAGAATTAGATACTATTCCTATGCGCTTGCCAGATAATCGAGTCGTTCCGATTAAGAAATCCATGTTTTCTAATGCATTTAAAAATGGAGCTAGACCGTTATGATGGAAGATCCATTTGAAAAATATATTGATTGGAATGTTCATTATGATCAACAGGGTGGTCATATGGCACCTCCGCAAGAAGAGGCACCTAACGGTTATGAAGAGCCTCAAGATTATGACATTGGCTCCGGTCAGATGGAACAACCAAGTCAAGGAAATGAAGAACAACCTCAAGGTGGAGGTCAAGGTTTCAACATGAAAGATGATTTCATGCAAGGAATCAGGCGCTTGAATAAAGGTGTTGAGGATTATGCTGTTGCACCTATGAAGGGATTTATGCAGGGCGTTGCGAATGTTCCCGCTGGTATTGGTAATTTTTTAAAGCATGGTGTTGAAAATGACCCCGGTTTGAAAATGTTACAAAAGAAATCAGGGAGAGAGACTAATTTACCTGATATTCCTTATTTTGATGTGGCTCCTCATACACGTCCTGCAGAAGCTGGTGAGGCATTAGCCTTTGCATTAGGTGCTAGAGCGCCAACTGAGAAAATAGCATCCGGTCTAAAAAAAGGAACGGCTGCGGCAATCGATTATCTTCAACCTGGCAATGAGGCAGAGCGTTTTCGCGCAACATTAGGACAAGGAACATCAAAGCAAAATATTGAAGAACTTGGACGTCGTGCACAATTTGCAAAAGGATCAAGGAAACAAGAAGCGCTGATCCCTAAAGAAAAGCTCTATGCGCAAGAAGGCAAATCTGATGTTTATAATATGCCAGAGAGCAGTTTGCCTGAAGGTAATCTCCCAAAAGTTGCTGAAACAGTGGCACCTGGACAAAAATATGGGAAAAGTGAGGCGGATGCACTTACTAAGGCTATGGCCGATTATAGGAAAGGAAAAACCAGTAAAGAATATGGTGGTGATGCTGTCGATCATTTCTTACACAAAGTCGAAGATATTTTTAATGTAGATCATCTTCCTGAAAAGGCAGCTGCTAAAGTTGAGGATATGATGTCCTTACCTACATCGAGAAAAAGCAAATATTTCTCGGATTCAAGCGTTACTGATGTTTATGGCAAAAAGGGCGAGCTAAGGGATCTTCATGATACCTATCAGAAAAACCCAACGCTAAATAATTATGACAAGCTTCAATCTGCTCTTAAGAAAGAATTAAGATCAATGGAAGGACGTGCGAAGGTAAGCGATGCTGCTGTGCCAAAAGTTGAACAATTGAAGTCTAATATTAATAATCTTAATGCTGACAAAGAGGCTTTTACTAAAACTCTACCCCAAGATATGCAAAATCTTGAGAATGAATTTAGACATAAATATTCGAGCTATGCGAAAACCTATGAAAAAGGAACAGTTGAAACTGGCGCATCTCAAACATTAAGACGGTTAGCTGAAGGACGTACAAGTAAAGTAGATGATGCGGCTATTGTTAAGTTATTTTCGCATCCAACGGCTGCAGACAAAAAAGCTATTTTGGATATGGGAGCAGGGGCTGGTAGAAATGCAATTTATGCCGCTATTCAAAAGGTTCAACCTGGCGATGCCGAGGCAATGGCAAACACTATCCTTGATTTAAAAAGAACCAAAGGTTTTGATGAGTATATTCTTGCCGATACAGAAAAGTGGGCACACAATATGCTGAAGCAGGTCCACAGAGCAAAATATATCAAAGGTGGATTAGCCACAGTTGCGGGCGGATTAGGTGGTTTACCTTTCGGGCCGCTAGGAAGTATCGTGGGTGCTGTAGCTCCTCATTCACCGTTACTTATGAAATATTTGGGCAAAGCTTTTAAGAAATAGCTTACAATAGGTAAGCTTAAAAATGGATTTTTGCACGGAGGCATGGAATGCCGATCAACCCAAATTTATTAGTCGCAGCTGCTATGTTGCAGGATTACATCGTTAGAAAAGACGATGGCCTCCCGTTGACTAATGGCATCATCACTCTCTATAAAGATACTGCGCGTTCTTTTTATAAGAATTGGTATTATCAAACAGGCTCTCCAGGTGCTTATACGTATATTGCGCTTGATAATCCTCTCACATTGAGTTCTGCCGGAACGATACAAGATCCGAATGGAAACGATGTTATTCCATTTTATTATCCTTTTCAGGAGGATGACGAAAATGTTCGTGAGGCATATTACATTACAGTCTACGATTCAGATCAAGATGGTAATCCTACCGTTTTGCAATTCACACGTGAAAACTTTCCATTCGAACCTGCGGGTGGTGGCGGACCAACGTCTATCAATCCAACCTTTCGCAATTACATATTAAATAATATTTATTGGCGTAATGCAGGTCCACAAGATTTAATGACTGTAACTGATATGGTGATCGCACCAAGTCAACATGACGGTTATACAAATGGCGATATACGTTTCTTGAAAAACGTTGCAGGTGCTAATGATGATCTAGCATTTTTACCTATGACGGCAGTGTTAGATGAGGATATAACACCAGAATATTATTTGAATATGCAATGTACGGCATCTCAGGCTGGTGAAACTGTTAAATGTATTCAATATCCCATATCTCTACACGTAGATACATTACAAAATGTTTTAGCTACATTAGTGATACAAGCACAAAATGTCGCGGGTAATACAAATAATTTTCTTGATATACAAATATATCAATATTTAGGATCTGGAGCATTAACGCAGCCTGATCCTGTTCTTGTTCAAAGAATTACTTTAAATAATAATTTTCAAAAATTTGTTTTATCTTTTATTTTTCCAGATGCGACGGGTTTAGTTCTAGGTAGTGGGGGAGATGATGCATTATTTTTAAGAATTCAATATCCTTTATCTACTACTTTCCAAATTAATCATACTAAACCGCAACTTTATTTAAGCACGGATGTTCCTGATAATGATTTCGATACCTATGATCAAGTTGAAACTATTATTAATAGTCCAAGAACTGGCGATGTAAAAATATCTTTAGCAGGTAAAATATTTTCAACAACATACCAGTCGCCTGGATATGTTGCTATGAACGATGGAACTATTGGAAATGCCTCATCTAATGCAACGGCAAGAAAGAATATTGATACATGGCCATTGTATAGATTGCTGTGGGATACATTTTCATTTGCAAATATTGGAACTGCAAATACTTTAGCTCAATTATTTGATAGTACTGGCGCACCTGTCGCTTATGGTGTAACTGCTATTGCAGATTTTAATGCTAATAAAGCTATTTCATTGACAAAGCAATTAGGTAGAACTCTCATAGGCACAGTCCCTACTAATCTTGCAGTTCCAAGTACTCTAACTAATGTTTACACAGCAAGTAATAATGGTGGAAATATACTGCTTTCTCTTACCACGCCAAATCCAACTATTTATGTGGGAATGCCTATCGTATTTACAAATGTTGGAGGCACGTTGCCTGGCAATATAACAAATGGCGTTTTCTACGTTTCAACCATTGTAAGCACATCACAATTTTGGATCTCAACAACATATGCGAATGCATTAGCAAGAGTACTTGTTCCTTTTACCAGTGCGGGGACAGCTGTTAATACGGTTAACTTTAGTGTTGAGGGTGCGCCAATAGGTGAATATGCGCATACACAATCTATAGCAGAATTAGCAGCTCATCAACACACCACATCTCCTAACTTCAGCGTGACAAATGCATCAGCTGGTGGAGGTGTTAATGCTGCAACAGCTGCTGCAGGTACACCGACTGGTATTACGGGAAGTAGCCAACCATTTAATGTGGTTCAACCATCCACATATTTGAACATGTTTATTAAGCTTTGATAAGGATATCAAGTTATGCCATTGAATTTTGGTAGAGATGTACAGGGATATAATTCATTTGCTGCAAGTAAAGCCGATGCCAAATTTTCTGCGACTTTGGCATCGGCTGGAAATGCATCCTTTACTGTACCATCAAATTATGAAAACTGGATTGTATCATTTTCTTTCCAACCTGGATCGGAGGTTTGGGTATCAATTAATGGAACGGCTGCAGCCCCTGCGGGAGCTACTTTTGCATCCACTAATTCTGAACTTTTACCAGGATCGAGAACAGTCCAAGCAGGCGATGTTATTAATATTTTAAATACAGGCGCAGGAGATGCGGATGTTGGAGTGAGCCTGTATGCAATCTCGTAATGATGATCCAAATATTAATAATTTTAATTTTGGCACAGAAAGTGTGTTTAATAATATTCAAGTTATAAAATCTAATAGCACACCTATATTGCCTAATAGTTTTTTATTATTAAACACGATGCCTTTACTTTTATTGGATGGAACCAACTTTTTGCTATTAGGGACATGACATGTCAGAGAATATTAATCAAGTATTTATAGCGAATCCTATAACAACAAATGCTTCTACTGATTTGATGTATTTCGGACAATCACCTTATTTGCCAGGCAATGATGCTGCCATGACATTTGCTAATTTTGCTGCACAATTTGCATCTGCTATTGCATTATTAGATGGACAAGTCGTTATAGGATCGTCCATTGGTCCACCTCTTGCAGCAAATATAATTGCAGGTTCAGGTATCACCATTACGAATGGTCATAACACAATAACCATTTCAACAAATGGTGCAAGTCCTTGGATTGATGAGGCTGGCGCTACTGTAACCATGACTAAAAACACGGGTTATACATCGGATGATGGCGCAACACTAGTGACATTCACTTTGCCAACGACAGCTGCCGTGGGGGATTGGATTGAAATTAATGGAAAAGGAAGCGGTGGATGGACATTAATTGAAGGTGCAGGACAGATTATCCATTTTGGCAATCAAATAACAACATTAACGACAGGTAGCATTTCATCAACCAATCAATGGGATTGCATTCGATTGCGTTGTGTAACAGCAAATACGACTTTCACAGTTGTATCAGCAGTAGGTAATTTAACGATTGTTTAAAAACGGATTTTTAATTTTATATAAGGATATTTTAAATGGCTACAAATAATGTCGTGAATGCTCCTTTTCCATTATCCGCAGCACAAGGTGGTATCGGTGTTGCAAGTCCTACCGCGCATGGTGTTTTAATTGGTGAAGGAGCATCTGCTGTTACACCTATTGTTCTGGCTGCAGGACAAGTTCTTATCGGAACAACTGCAAGTGATCCATCAGCTGCAGCTCTTTCCGCAGGATCAAATATTACAATCACTTCGGTTTCTGGATCTATCACAATTGCAGCGACAGGTTTTGCAGGATTTTCTTATAACGATGTGTCTGGAACAACGCAAGCGGCTGCAGTTAATAATGGATATATCATATCTAATGCTGGACAAACTACAGTAACTTTACCTGCGACAGCAGCTGAAGGAAGCGTTATTGCCGTCCAAGGAAAAGGCGCAGCAGGATGGATATTAACAGCAAATACAGGACAAACCATTCATTTCGGAAGCAGCGCATCCTCAAGTGGAGGCACGTTAACATCTACAAATTTATGGGATGCAGTCGAGGTTGTATGTGTAACAGCAAATACAACATGGGCAGTTAAGTCGGCTGTAGGTAATTTAACAGTCGCATAAAAAAGGAATTTTATTATGGCTAATGAAAAATTTACAGACCTCCCTTCAGTTATATCTGCAACATTAGGCGATATTATCGCTGCAGTGCAAGCAGGCGTATCTGTACAAATGACACTGCAACAAGTTTTAAATTTAACATCTACAAACTTGATTGCAAATTTTGCCGGTAATCCAAACGGGAATGTGGCAGGAACTACATTCGGTTTATGTTGGGATACCGTTAATAATAATCTTTGGGTTTGTACCACATCAGGAAATGCGGCGACTGCAGCGTGGATGAAATCTATTACACTTATCGGTGGAACAGGTATCACTATTAATCAGTCAGGTGCAACGATTACGATCAGTACTAGCGGCTCAGGTTTAAGTTGGACTGAGGTCACAGGTACAAGTCAAGCGATGGCTGTTGATAGCGGTTACATTGCAAATAATGCTGGACTCGTAACACTAACACTTCCATCTGTTTCATCTGTTGGGGATGTTATTTATATTGTTGGTAAAGGATCAGGCGGCTGGGCTGTAGCGCAAGGCGCAGGGCAAACCATTAACATTGGAAATAGTCCGACTACCGTGGGTGTGGGTGGCAGTATTGCATCCACTAATCAATTTGATTCTGTGCAGTTGGTTTGTACAGTAGCAAATACAACCTGGACAACGCTCGGCGGTGGTCAAGGAGCATTAACAGTTGTTTAAACGGAATTAATTAAGGAGATAAGGAAATGTCTATCATATCATTTAACGTAAATGTGACAGGTTTAGTCGGATCAGCTGTTAATCCACGCCGATGCACGATGATCACAACTGATAATCTTGCAACAATTACAACAGCAGGATATTTAAACAATCAAAATAATCTTGGTAATCCAATATTACCAACTGATGTTTTTGAGGTACTTTACAGCTTTAATAAAGCAACCCAATCAGGAACATTCGGGATATTTCAATTAACCTATAGTTCCTCAACAGGTTACACACTTGTACTTTGGGGTAACCCTGGCGATGTATTATTACCTGTTGTTTCTGGTGATTTTGCCGTATTCAACGGCACAACCGGACAAATTAAAGATGCAGGATATTCAGCAACCAATGCTGCTAAAACTAAAGTCGTGATGTTGAACGCTGCTCCAACCATAAACCATGTGGCAATATTTACAGCTGCAGATGGAACGATTGGTGATGGTGGTGTTCTTGGTACAGCTGCATCTAAAGCTGCATCAAATGCTGCATTATCAACGGTTGCATCAACAGCAGGATCTGGATTTACTGCAGGTCATATTGTTACAGCTGCCGATGCAGCAGGAACAATTCAAGACTCCGGTGTTGTTGCTTCAGCAGTACAATTGTCAGCAAATATTAAAGCAAACAGAACTGCAAATATTGGTGGCGGTGGAGCAGGACCTATTGCGGTTGCTGTAGCAGGTTTAACAGCTGCAAGTATTGTAACGGCTAGCATCCAAACATCAAGCAATCCGGTATCTGTTCAAGAGGTTACAGCTACATCAACTGGTTTCAGTATTTTATTCAGCGGCGACCCAGGTGCAACTTGTACTGTGAATTATGTTGCTTTCGTTGTTGCGCAATAATTAAAAGGAATTTAACATGACTGCGAATAATGCATTAAATAACACACTTCAAACGCCCTTCAATGTAGGGGCGACATCTGTTACATCTACAGGAACACAACTAAATTTACTTAATGGATTAACGGTTGCGCCTATTAATCAGGTCATAACGCAAGTCTTTACAGGTTCAGGAACCTATACACCTACTACAGGTATGAAATATTGTGTTATTGAATGTGTCGGAGGAGGAGGCGGTGGTGGCGGAAGTGCGAACTCAACTGCTACTACAACGCAATCAGGTGGTGGAGGTGGTAGCGGAAGTTATTCTCGTAAATATTCAACAGCTGCAGCTATTGGCGTAAACAAAGCTGTAACAATTGGAGCAGGAGGGACAGCAGGCAATACTTCCGGTGCTGTGGGTGGTGCTGGAGGCGATACAAGTGTCGGAGTTCTCTGTGTTGGTAAAGCTGGCGGAGGAGGTGGAGGGAGTGCAGGGGGTTTTACTGGAGGGGCTGGAGGAGTTGCTGGAACAGGTGACTTTACACCAACTGGTAATTCTGGTGGGACAGGATCATCTTCTGTTACCGCTAGTGCAGTTGTTCCTTCCGGTTTTGGAGGTGGAAGCTTTTTTGGCGGAAGTGTTGCAGGTCTTAATGCACAAGGAAGTGGGAATGCAGGAACTAATTATGGATCAGGGGGAGGTGGCGGTTTAACTGCAAATGCAGGAGGAGCAGTATCGGGCGGAGCGGGTTCCGCAGGTGTTGTTGTTATCACCGAATATGTTTCAGCCTAATATATAGCATGAGGCCTCGTACGAGGCCTAGCTTATCCTGCTACGGATCGCAACATGCTATTGCGTACCTTTTACTAAAATTTAAACTGTTAAGCAAGTACTTTCTGCCGGATAAACAGTGAACGGCATTGTGGCTGCTTGTTCTGGCGTAAGTTTGGCGTGCCAGACTTTCTTTAGATTGTCCCAAGCAAACCCTGCATCTTTTACAATTTGTCGGTTTTCATATCCGACATTTGCGTGATAGGTTATTCGTCCTTTGCCCGACTTATCGAGAAAGTGATCGATATCATCAATACATTCAATTGCCTCGATAAGAAGAAGGCAGTCTGACAAAGCACGATGAGCGTTGACGACAGGAACCCCAAGATCGACACAAATATGTACAAGATTGAGAGCAACCCCCTTACGAATAGGCCAAATAACGTCATTGCGAGTACATATCCATTTTTTTTGCCTAAAGGAAAGAGCAAGTAGAGGAATCGTTTCAACCCATTTTTTATCGAATTCAGCGTTATGTGCAACAATGGCATCTGCCTCCTTTATCATATCAAGCAATAAATTCATTGCTAAAGACTCTGTGAATGTCGGTATTTTTTTTAATGATGCAACCGAAATCCGGTTAATCTCAAAAGCTGGATTTTCCTCTGCATAACATAAAGTTGATACTTGAGCAAGAATAGATCGTGTTGGGATGTTGTAAAGTATACCCGCAATTTCAAGAACCTTCCCTTTCGATGCATCGAGACCTGTTGTTTCTGTATCTAAAATAAGCACGTTTTCCATGTTTCCCCCTTAAATGAAATAGACGCGTATCTATACCATATAAAGGGGCTGTACACAATATGTCCGCTAGAAGGGAATATCGTCCATAAATTCATCAACTACAGGTTTTTTGCTCGATTGCGGATCACCTGCGATATAATCAAGAACAGTATTTTTTCGAGCCCATACTCCGCCATTGGGATTTGGACGTTCCTCCTGTGTACCGAGCTGTAATTTTCCGCAGAAACGCTCTAGCTCTTCAGGCATTTGGCCTTTCTTATATTCCTCCTGAAGGCCAACAGCATCACAAAAGTGTTTAACCTTTTTGATGTTCAAAGCAATCTTTGAAAAAATGAGATAATCAAAAACAGGATTAATCTTGCCGTCTTTATCCCAGACATTTAATTGAAGCTCGGCCATTGGATTTCCTGCTTTGGAGGTCTTTCGGGTTGATTTAACAACTTCGAAATTATAAACACCATCTTCAATAATATTACTTGACGCAATTTCTTCCTCTGTCATTGGATCAAAACTATAACTCATGCTGCATCTCCTTGAATTTTAGACTTAAGGTGGTCAATACATTTTTGAATTGCATCCACCGGCATTTCTTCCCATGTTTCAGCATCGTTCTTGTCTAGCCATTTTTGCGAAACCTCTTCAGGCACTTTGATTAAATCAATTAGCCTTGCGATTTCTTTAACTTGATCCGGCGTTGCTAACACTTGTGCCGTAGCATCTTTCTCAAGTATGTCTTTACCATAACGATTTGAGATCTCATCATAACTGAAAGGAAATGTTTCGCCATCTGGAAAACCTTCAATACGTGATTTTTTTATAATACCCACACGTTCCTTACCCCGCTTTTGAATTTCAAAAACAAGATCAAAAAGATAATCTAATTTTTTGTAGCAATCGAAAGTGGATCCAATGACCGACATATTACCCGCATATTCATTCTTGGCGTGCGATGTGATAATAACATTCATGTCTAACCTCAATAACAAAGCTAGTAAATGTTTCATCTTTTTATTTGCCTCGCCATAATGACGACCAAACTCAGTGCCGGTTGCGTCTTTCTCTTTAGATTGAGCTTTTAAAAGTGCCGCTGACTTATCAAGTAAATCATTGTATAGCGTTGTTAGCGGGTCGATGATTAGCGTTTTGAATTCGTGTTTTTCTGTTAGTAAGGATTTTACTTCGCGGATTAGTTCGTCAAAATCGCACGTTTGAAATATAGCACCTCCGTTCTTTTCTAAGATACGGGCGTACTGAGTGTTTTCAGCGCCTTTTTCCGTATCGATTAAATAAGGTCGGGGGAAACTAATGCTAGCCGTTGTTTTACCAACGCCAGCGCCACCGTAGAATAATGCTTTCAATCTTTTCTGTATTGCTGCTGGTTTTACGCCTCTTAAAGCCATGTGTCACCTCTATAGTTAATGTTTATCTGTTGCCTTCATGACAGCCTTCGCAACTGACTGTGCCATCTGAATAATAATGTCCGTTTGTGTGGGTAGTGACATGCACTACCTCTTTTTTTTCGTTAGTAAAATAACATTCTTCAATTTCGATGGCGTGGTCTCTTGCCTCTTCAATAGAATCAAAGATCCAGGTGATGGGGTCGTTCGTATAAGCCCAATACCATTTTTTAGTTTCGCTCATTAGTAACCTCCAGCACGTTGTAAACGAGTATCGCCGTTGGATAAACGTACTAATCGCAAGCCAGAATCGTAGCGTTCATCAGATTCGCGGTCTTTTAAACGCTCGTTGATAAGTTGTTGCATCGAATGCAAAACATAATCTTTAACGTTTGTATCGCGTTGCATGAGTTCGTGTAGAAAATTAGAGATTTCTTTTTCAGGGACATCATCAATATCCAGGGAGAAGCCTTCGGAAAAGCTTTTAGTTGCGTATTCATCAATAATACAAACGTCTATGTAATTATTTAAGTCTTTCATATTAGTCATTCCTCCAAGTTTTATTTGCTCGGATTTCATGAATAACGCTATCACTAACCCCGAATATTTCAGCTATTTTTGTTAAAGAGAAAAAATCATCATCAATAAGTTTCCTTATATAATTTGCTTTCTCTAAAGTAAGCTTAGCCATTCCGTTTTTTTCATGTTGACCCCATCTTCCTCGACCTTTTCTCATTTTATCCAAAACATTATCTCTTGGAGTCCCAATAAAAAGATGATCAGGTGCAACGCAAGAAGGATTATCACATGTATGACAAACAAACATACCTTTAGGTATTTTTCCTATATGTAAGGCGTAAGAGAATCTATGAGCTCGTGTTTGTATATTGTTATATGTGAATTGACCGTATCCTGTTGGAAGTTTAGATGCCGTCCAAAGCATGCATCCTTTATCATTAGGAATAAGTACTTTTGAGTAAAAATTATTTTTGTATGTATTTAACATAAGATTATTCCCTTAATCATTACGTTGACAGTTAGTATTATTTGCGTGTGTATCCTCACACATAGGGCAGTATATCGTTTCTTCTTCTATATATCCAAAACTTGCCCAAAACTTTGTCTCTTCTAATGTTGTCATGTTTTTTCTCCGTAGCAGGTTAATTTCTGTTTCTAGGAGGATATTATTACATAATTAGCATAAAAAGCAATAGACTTTATAAATAATTTAAACTAATCTTATGAAAATAGTTTAATTTTTATTAAAATACATTAATATAACGGGAATTTTTATGGGGACGGCAATGATAATCAAAGATTTAATCAAAGAAATAAGGATAAAATGCTGTATTTCTCAGGGTAAACTTGCAGAATGGTCAGGAATTGATCAAACCAGCCTATCTTATTACGAAAGAGGGAAGCGCAAACCTGGATTAATGGCAATCAAGAAAATAATCGATGTTGCAAATGAACGAGCAGGTATGAGCATAAAATATACAGATATTAGAGATGAAGAATGATAGAGCTTAATATTGATGATATCCGAGATCAAAATAAAACTTACGGAACAGTACATTTATGGATCAATCAAAATTTTGGGAAAGCCGATAGATGTGAAAATAAATTATGTAAAAATAAAAGTAAAAAATATCATTGGGCGAAGTTAAAAGACAAAGTCTATGAATTTAAAAGAGAGAATTTCATTATGCTATGTGCTAGCTGTCATTATTATTATGATGAAAGATTTAAAAATAAAATTGTAAACAAAAGAATATAAGGAAATAGCATGACAACAATCACGGATGCCAGTTTTTTGCTAGGGAATGCATATTCTCTATTAACAACAGTTCGAGAACACTTGATCCGAAGGGATGATCTTGCTGGAATCGAATTAATAGAAGACCAATATCAAAGATTAGAAAGAGGCATTTACGAGTTGTATTATTCTAACATGGAGAAAAAAGATGGATCAGGTAAGTAAGGAAACAGATTTATCCAACATTACGACAGCAATGATGAGAACTTATCAGGAAAAAATACATGAGTATCTTCATTCAAAACCTGATGGTGCTTTAACGGATGCCGATGTTATTGTGATGATTATGAATTTATCTGTAGGTGTTGGCATCAATGTTTACTATACGCTTAAACAGATATTGCCTGATACCAAAATGGATTACGATTTTATGCGGGCTAAAATGGTTAACGCAATATCCGATGGTTTTGAGAAAATTAAGGAATACAAACCTGATGAAACCATGATTACGCTAACCGCAGAGCAAGTGAAAGAAATAAGAGAAAACGGTTTTGCTCTCATTCCTTTAGCAGACGGTGGTGAAAGGCGCGTAACATTGGGAGAAATTATGGTTAAACGACAGGATGCGGATAAATTACTCGATGAAGCCAAAGAAAAAGCGAACGACATTGCCAATACCCCCAAAATTATTACACCTAATAACGGAGTTCTTCCAGGGAAACAAAGCACGGGCAAGATTGTGGTTCCAAATTGATAATCCTGCTCTGAGAGGAATGAAGCCCCAAGATTATTGTATTGGTGGCAAATGGGATGCTTTGGAAAAAAAGATTATAGATGCTATTGATGAGGTAAAAAATGAACGGAAATAATTTTGCGCCGCCTAGTCCGCCAGACTTTGACAAGATGACGTGGCGATGTCCTTGTTGTAATCAGCTGCGCACAGATAAATACATTAAAGTTATTTCGCATGATGTAAGCGTTTTGCATGGGATGGAAACCGGTGTTATGTTTGTGAATGTAAAGTATTGCGTCGATATGCCAACATGCAAAGATAAAGCATTTAGTCGTGAATGGGTTATTAAACGATTTTTTGAGCAACAGGTGAAGGATGCAGGAATTAAAACAGAACTTTAGGGATTTTGATAAAAACTTTTGTAGTCTTAAGTGGGCGCAGCGATTGAAAGAAATAGGCATCCGGCAAGATACGATGTTTCATTATGTATGGGATGAAAAAAATACTAAATATGAAATTTGCTGGTCATCTAATTCTTACGATGAAGAGCATTATTCTGCTTATACGGTACAGGATTTCGTTGATCTGTTCCCTAAACTTTTTAAATTTGCACGAAGTGATAGTGAATGGAAATTTTACTGTGAATATGCCGATATGCATCTCAAAGATGAAAATAAACTTGCTGATGTTTTTGCGCGTATTCTCGTCGCAATTACTAAGACAAAAGATGCATCGAAGCCTTACCAGCATAGAGTTGAAATGTTAAAACTGGAAAAAGAACGAAATGATTTATCTTAAATCAATATTAATCATAGTCGCTGTTTTATGGATGCTTTTTAACATAGGGCAGATAGTATTTTATATGTACTTAGTTCGTAAGTACGAAAGACTTGGTGATAAAGAACGTAAACGCTTATTGGATGAATATAATAATGTTAAAAATTAAGTGGGAAAAAGTTATATATGCCGACATATTAAATGTCAAATATGTATGTAGATGGATTGATCTTTGCAATGGCACGATGTTTCGTATTGTTGCGTTTTTCACCGATACACTTAAGGGCGATCCTCGTGAGGGATTTTTTGTCGCAATAGAAAGAGTCGGTTCTTATTTGTTTCCTATATCGGATCATTATAAAACAGACTATGTTTCCGATAAGCTTCATGTTCCGCCAGCAGATGCTGCATCTATTGCAGATTGGATGAATGCTCAGCTTAAAAATGATGTTCCCCAGCAAGGGCATTATAATAAAAGTTATCTTGATGCAATTGAGCCTGTGTTTTATGCTGGCGAGCGGGCTTACATGCCATTATGCCCAGATATTATTAGTGAAGATTAATAAGGAATAGAAAGATGAAAAAATATTTAATAGCCATTATTGTTGGTAGCTTATCTTTTTCGGCTCATGCTAAAGATCCAAATTCGAAAGCATATTGTAGTGATACTTGGAAACAATCTACTCCAGGATGGACTAGCGTATCATCAAAGCACGGGGTCACCATTATTAATAAAACATCTTCAGCGCTTATATATGATGTTTATTTTGATAATTTCATACAATATCCAAAAATGCGAGAAATTCCACTAGATTACAGTGAGGCACCTTATACACCTAATGCGCATCAAGAATTTCATTTTAAAGTAGAGGCAGGACAAACTTTTTATTATGGAGAGGTTAGCATTGAAAAAGTTGCTGGATTTCCTAAACGTGGACATTACAAAACAGCATCCACAACTCACATAAAATACAACGGTGTTTTGTTAGATAGCTGCATCCATTATAACAGTATAGACATCGTTTAATTTTTAAGGAAATCAAATGGATGAGATTGAAACATTAATCGAAGACTGTCTCAATCGTTATGACCGGATGAACGATTGGGAGAAAGAATTTATACCATCGATCAGAGATCAGTATGAAAAGCGGGGAAAATTAACCGCTTTGCAAGAGGAAAAGCTCAATGATATTTGGGAAAGAGTTACAACACAAAAATAAGGTGACTGAATGACAATTCCTATTCCAAGGATTCAAGGTAGAGCGATAGAAAAAGATGGAGGATGGACTTTCGAATTCATCTTTTCCTTTCTTGGAGAAGAAACTGGCGATATGTACGGATGTAATACAATCTATTCTACAAAAGATGAGGCAATAAAACATCTTAAAAAAGCCGTTCAAGATTGCATAAAATGCTTTGCTGAGTGTTTTCCTGACTTGAATGTCTGTGATAGAACCTACATTGACATGAAAACGAATGCAACTAGACGATGGGATAAAAAGGATGAAAACTAAGAAAAAGAAAAACAGGAATTTCGTTAAGGAAAACATTTGTCCTTATTGTACTTATCCTTGTGAATCAGCTGGTGGAATAGATGGGGCTGAAAGATCTAAACCACATCCTGGATGTATTAGCTTTTGTCTTATGTGTTGTAGGGCTGCCACTTGGGACGCTAATATGAAATTAGTTAAATTTGATCTTAATTCGATTCCGAATTTACTTGAAAGAAATAGAATTAAACGTCTTGGTTTTCATATAGAGGAATTCTGGGAGAAAAATCCTGAGTTAGAGTCAGAAAGACGCAATAGGTATCTTAAGATCATGGAAGAAAGAAATGACCTTTAAAATGCCGCATTTTACGAATAAAAATGCACAAACGAAAGAAGAAAAGTTAATTTTAGAGCTTAGCAAAGATTTGATCGATACCATGAAAGGTTTTATTAATCTAAATAAAATGACCACCATTGATCAAGAGCTTTTTGTTGTTCTGAGAGATGGTTCTTTGGCATATGCTGCCCAAATACTGGAAATGCTCGGCGGCATGTTGCAAGACAAAAAAGATATCCCTCGATTCGTTGAGGAGGCTAGAGATATTTTTGACTGTTATTTGAAACAGTTGCAGGAGAAATTTGTATGATCGATTGGCACATAATGCCTTCACTAATTTTTTGTTGTATTAGTGTAATTCTTGTTTGTTTAGCTATTTTTCAAGTTAGAAGAGAAAGAACAGATATACAAATCAGAATGACGAAAATTGAAAGAATGCTGGAGAAATTAAATGACTGAAAAAGAGTTGATGATGGAGAGTATTAATTTACGCAGAAAAATATTTGATGAAATGAGAGAATTCTGGTCGGGTAAAGATCTTGATTCTGAGCAAGTTTTTTTTATAAACAGTGTTGTCACAGCATCGTTAGTTGCTCACGTCACCTATCTTATGTTTAAAAAAGATATTGGAAATGAACCTTCATTAAGTTATATCGATGATATATGTGAATTAGCCAAGAAACAGTTTAACGATACTACTATGATGATGGGGCTCGGAATGCAATGACAGAAAACAGAAAAAGAGATGATGGATCTTCTAGTTATGACTATGGTTATGATGATGGCTTTAATCATGCGATTGATAGAATTCTTTATCATTTAAGTGATGTAGCTAATTCGCATGCTCGAATTTGTCAAGAATTAAAATCAGAGCATAGTGAATATAAACAATTTCACTACAAAGCATTAGCTCTCATTGATTTTAAGCTACTTATTCAACAGCTTTTTAAACAAGTTATAGAGGTGACTGAAGGTGAAAGATGAGCGTATAAAAGCACTTAAAGAAATGATGGATAAGGTTAAAGAGATTCAGAATTCTTATATTGCTGGATCATCAGGATGGAGCTTATTACAGGCTGCATGGGGGCCGTTGATGGTTATGCACCATCTTGAAACAGAAACTGTATTTAGTGATCAAACCATAGGAGCTATAGCCAAAGATGAGTGACAAAATAGATTTTGATGCAGTAGCGGCTCTCGCGCTTGATATAGGATCGAGACTTAGACTTATTGTACAGTTTTTCCCTGAAGATAAAGAATTTCTTTTGAAACATTGTGCTTCGGCTTCTATTCATACAACTTTATTTATGAAGGATATTGTTGACCACATGGATGGTGTGAAAAGTTCTCCAACCAAAGATGAAAAACGATTTTTAGATGAATGTGGGTGCAAAAATGAGCCAAGTAATAGTAATGTCTGAGACAAGCGATGAATTTCGCAAAGGTTTTATGTTTGCTGTAAGAGCTATTGCTGATATGGGATTGAGTGAAAACTACGTGACTAAGGCACAGCTTTTAAAACAGATTAATGACATCATTACGCTTCATGATTTTGGTGCATTTTTTCCAGAAAAGAAGGTCAACGAATGAGTGAATTTACTTGCTTTAAGTGTCGGATCACTTATCCGAAAAGAAATGATAAAGATTGGAACGATTATAAAGCAGCTGAAGAGATGCTAACTCTCTATCCTGAAGCAAAGAATGATCGAACTGATGTCCTTTGTGATGATTGTAATGAAGAGTTTAAAATTTGGTTTAGTAAGTTTACGGATGAAGAGAAAAAACAGATGAGAAAGGATAATAAATGAATTTAATTGAAAGGATTATTACACTTTTGTTGTTTGGGATGATTCTCTTTGTGTTAGGGCATCATGAAAAAAGAATGAATGAAATTGAAAAGATGCACATTATAAAAGTTTGCCCAAGTAGGGATATTAATTATGAAAATATTCAGTGATAAAATGCTGGCTCCTAATGGAACAGTGGTTTTTGCACTTTATGTGGATTCGGAGCTTACTGGCGATCCCGATAGAGATGTGGTTTATTCTGCGATAGATATAGCATGTTTAGGAAACAATGATCCTAATCAAATGCTTTCGCATCTTATCCCTATGCTAAATGAAATACTTTATACACTCTATGGTGAAAAGCCCGAACCCTATGGAAGAAAAGAGCCTTTAACCAACTACAAAGACACTAAATTTGATCCTCGATATCCAAATGGCGTTAATACAGGAATATATGACAAATGAACGACACCGATGAAATAATTAAACTACTAAAAAAGCTCAAAAAGAATTTAAAAGCACTAAATAAAGATCTTAATAATGCCGAAAAATTCTGTCCTTATGATGGATGTGTGGTTCGTTACTTTGAGCATTATCATATAGATGAACATACACTTACTTTTAGAAGACCCGAGGGAAAAAATGCCAACACCATATCCTGATCCAATTCCACAAATAGCAAAAGTATTGCTTGATGAAATCGAGAAACATTTTCCTGATTTACTTAAACGAAAATATGATAATCATGGTTTTCCAGCGCCTGATGGTGGATGTCCTGCGCAAACGCGTGCAGAATTCTGCGTCTATATTGAATTAATGAAAGCGGGTGCGTGGAATCATTTACTAGGAGTATCCGATGCCTCTGTTTAGATTTCATCGTGGTGGGTTAGAAGAGTCGCTTGCCACTACAATTATTGTAAAAAAGTTTAATGATGTTGTTAAAGCTATTGTTACATCTGAATTGGTCAAGGCAACTGGTCAAGATTGGGGCGCTGAATTTAAAATTATTCCCTATCCGAATGAGGAGGATAATTTTGATCCACGCATTGGTTGGTATACTCAGATGGTTATGGCTAATATTTACGAAAAAGACAAAATGCATCCCGTTGGATTTTTAAGTGAGCCCTTGGAGTAATAATGAAATATAAAACAAAAGAACAAATGCAAAAAGATGTTGATAGCTTAGGAATGGCCGCTTTATCTAAATTTTCATCAATAAATCACATGTGCAAAACGGGTATTCCGCTTGAAGGGCTTCTTGCTATTGAAAGCATGGTGCGTGAAATTGAATGTGGTTTATGGACATTAGTACCTTTAGGTCTTGGAGATGATAAGTTTACCTTTGAAAACCAAGTTAATCGTTTAACGAATAAATTTAATAAAGTTATTGAGGCTGCAAAAGTAATGAGATTTGTTAAGGAGGGTTTATGATGAGCTGGATGGAAATGAGAAAATCAAGTTTAGAGTGGTCAATTAAATTTACGTCTAAGGGCTTATGTGCGCAGATGGGCTTATTAGCGCTTAATTTTGCAGGTATAGCGTGGAATGGGTACTGGTTATATAAAGAAGGTTACGCTGCAAGTGGCATCGGCTTAGGCGCTTTTATCTCGAATTCTTTGTGGACATTCTTTACGGCTCTAAAATGGTATGGAGACATAAGAGAGGATAAGCATGAATTGAAACGCATTATCGAAATGGAAGATAAGGAAAAGTTAAATGTGGATAAGAAAGATTATCTTGAGGCTAAAGAACGTTATGACAGGATGTTTCTCGTCCTCGCCAAACAAACAGCGGATGAATTGGGTATCAGTAATGCAAGCAAGCCAAATTGCACTGGCGAAAGCACAGGACACGTTTGCACGCAGGCCGATGTCCAAAACTGTCATTAAATTAGATTTACCGCCAAATTCACGATGTGTGCAAATGGCGGCTGGTAAAGATTTTTTTATGGTTCTCTTTGATATACCGAAAAGAGGTGTTGTTCCATTTATTATTTACCCCAACGGAGATGCCAAAGAAATTATTTTTTCTCCAGATGATCTTGCGTGTCCAACGAATACTAAAGGGTAGGTATTACTTGGTGTTATGTTCATCGTGGGGCGCATACTAGCATATGATAATTACATTGCAAGTTTTATTTTTATTTAGTTATTTCAGCGGCTTGTCGAATATTTGTCGTTGACTTGGGGTTTGGTGTATAGTTACTATCTCTAGTACTTAAGAATAGCTTCGCGGGGAAGACCGCACGGTGAGCGTTGAAACATACGTAAAGGCGTCTGGGAACGACCAGGACAACTCCAGACTATGCTATTCAAAGGTTCTATCGCCGATCTTCCCTTAAAAAAGGTTGAGATGGCTTGCCCATATCGGTAAAGGCAAGATGGAAGTGCGACCTAAATAGAGATACGAGAACGCCAGGAATCTTGCAAGCATGAATCGGCGTGACAGAGCGGAGAGACGCCCAAATAAATTTATTAATGATATTCGCACGGATTAGCGAGTAAATTGAGGAAAGTTTATGGAATCGGGAAGGATGCCCGTTTGTGTTGTACCACCTTCGCGGGGACCGGACAACACAAACGTGCCTATTAATGTCCTTACAGGGGCAGATGTTAGCCAGAAAAGCGGAAATACGCAAGTATTTGTTTATGGGAATCGTTGTGGACACGATAAAAATAATTTCAAAGTGCCTCCCCTTTTTGGAAAGACTAAATCTGGTACTAGGTTGCCTCACTCAATATCAGAATGCGGAAAGCGTTTACAGTATCTTGCGAGTCGCATTAGAGGAGGAATTTCTCGAAAGGATATTAACAGAGAAAAACTTAAACCTACTGGAATGCTTCAATGGTTCATTTCATTGTATGACAACCCCAAATTCCTCGGATTTTTATACCACTGTCATCCACTTACACCATCCCGAAAAAGAAGGTCAGAAAGTCTTGAGGCAATTATATTTATTACTCTTGGAACTATTATCTCTAGACTTAATTTATACAAAATGGCCTATGGATTTTTCGACGGAGCAAATGAATTTGTATATTTTGATTACGCTCGAATAGCGAAAGAAAGCGGGATATCTATTATCCGTGTTAAGCGTTCCATGAAGATATTACAGGCTTCGGGTTTCTTTAAGGTAATAGAAATAAAGAAAACCCTCAATGATGGGAAAATAATAAATATAGCTACCCAAATTCATGCGACAGATGTAGTTTTTGATTTCTTAGGCTTAATGCCGGAATTTCTAAAAGACCGTGAAACATCCGCAATAAGGTTCCACGAAAAACAAAGCCGCTTGGATAATAATAAAGCAAAACGCGAGTTCTACCGAAAAAAGACATTTCCTGATAAAAAACCTTCGTATTTAAAGAAAGTAGCGCCATCTTTGCAGCCCAGCGTACAAAACTGCGTTAAGCGTGTTTCAGCGCCACAGTCAGGCCGTGGTTACGCTATAAAGGCTCGAATGGAACAACTAAAGCATCAAGGGTTTACCCCTGTCCAGATTATGGATTTCCTAAAGAAAGAATTTCCGCCGCCCAGTTGATTCATAGATAAACCAACTCGAACATGACGTATATAGACGTCAAGTCTTCCTATTGCCTGCGCTCATAAAATGATCAATATATTTCCATAATGATTGCCGTTTCATTGCCATTTCATAGCCGAATTGATGCCGTTTTATCGCTAACTCCCACTTATCCACAAAAATGGGAGTTAAGTGTTTCATAAGTCCCATTAAGTGATACTCCTAAAGATACAGAAAGATTAAAAAAGATTTACTAGTTTTCTTTTTTTGGTTATTTTAAAAGCAAGAGCTTACATACTAGGTATCTAGTATGTATCTAGTATGTAAATGGTAGGAGGGCTTATGGATAAGCCGGATATGGAATGGATAGACAAACTGTTCAATTGTATGGCAGAGTTCTACGTGGAACGCTGGACGAAACAATTTAATAAATCAAAACCAGAGGATCTGGTTAAAACAATATGGCAATCGGCGTTAACAGGGTGTACCTATGATGAGATCAGACGTGTATTGGTATTGCTCAGGCAGGCTGCTAAGAATAATGCAGCAATCCCCCCTCATCACTTGGAATTCTGGTCATATTGCAAAGGCTATAGTCATCCGGTTATTGTGTACACATCAAGGGCGTTTAAATCTGACCCAAAAGTTGCCAGATCTTTTCTTGACGAAATCAAATCAAAGTTGCAAAGGAGCATGGGTGCTTGAAAAACAAAAAGATGGTTTTTAATCTAGGCGATAAGGACAAGATGTCCTTATTAAAACGGCTATATGGAGATAGCAATGTTACGAAAGAGACGCATAGGCCGGAGGCCGATTCTCGACTTACAATCGCAGATTCTAATACCGAGCGAGTATCAAGAATGCAAGGCGTTCTGGGGATACGCCCAGAGAATACCTATCCTCGGCGAATACCTGATAAAACATGCAAATGAACGAATAGGTCACAGCTGGTTTACTAAAGCGCTCATCGCTATTGGAATGCGGCCTGGATTAGTGGATTATCAATGGCCGCTACGAAATGATAAATATATCGGACTTTGGTTAGAATTTAAGCGTATTGATCAGCGCGATGCTAAAAAAGATCCGGACCAAGAGGTATGGATTGCAAAACTTAATAAAATTGGTCATTATGCTAGTTATGCGTATGGCTGTGATGACGCCATCAAGATTTACAACGATTATGTCAATAATCGATTATGACTCCCTTAATAACTAAAAAAGATGCAACGCTACCTCCTTACATGATCCCGTTTACCAAGAACGGGCTTTTTTTATCTGGAAATTGTATGCTTATTAGTCGATGCTGTAATGATGATCTTTATGTAAACAATCACCTCTATTTCTGCAAGAAATGTCAATATGATTGTGATACGATTTTCGTTAAGGATGCTAATAAGGACGTAAATGATGACACCGGACGCACGTCACAAGCTGAAGAACCTACTTGTCCAACATGAAACCTATAAACAATTTCCCTATATCGATACAACAGGCCATCTTACCGTAGGCATAGGTCGCAATCTTAATGACCGTGGCATATCTCTTGGTGAGGCGCTTTATTTATTAGATGAAGATATTCACTATTTTACCCATAAGCTTAGTTATTTACTTAATTTTTGGGATAGCCTTAATGAAGAACGCCAGATTGTATTGGTGGATATGTGCTTTAATTTGGGTGTTCAGGGTTTGCTTGGCTTTAAAGAAATGATGCTGGCAATCGAGGCGCGAGATTTTGATAGGGCGGCACAGGAAATGTTGGATTCAAAATGGGCGTCTCAGGTGGGTGAACGAGCAACAACTTTGGCTGTTATTATGCGGTCTGGAGAAATCTAATGAATATCCCCGATTGGTTGCATCTAGGAAAAACTGTTGCAGAGCCTATTAAAGCGGTGGGCGATCTCTATACAACGGATAAAGCACGTATTGAGGCTGAGGCGAAATATGAGGAAATAGCACAAAAACCTCGGATGGGGCAAATAGAAAATAATAAGCTCTTAATTTTGACAGGAAAAGTTTTTAACTTGGGTTGGATGGCTCTCCTGGGCTGGACGTGCGGTTTTCTTGTCCTTCTGTATTACGCTCCTCAGATATTGATTATAACCTATGTATGGGGCTCAGATTGTATTCATACGGGGGTAGTGAATCCTTTCCCAATGAATTCTGATGAAATATTAAATTTAGTTTATTTAATCTTTGGTATGGGTGGATTAGGAGTTGTTAAAAATAAACTAAAATAGTATTATATGCATCCTATATTTAATAGGATGGAAAATGAAAAATTGTAGAGTTTGCGAGGTTCCTCTTTCTAAAGATAACTGTGGTTATTATCGGCTTAGAAATTATATTTATTTATGTAATATCTGTAATCGAGAACAAAAAAGAAAATGGGCTTTTGATAAATATAAAAAAAATTCTTCTGTAGCTGCGAAAAGAGTATTAGATTGGACAAAAGAAAACTCTTTAAAAAATCCTGTTAAACATAAATGTTCCCAGATGTATTCAAGTTCACGTAAGAGAGCTAAAATTTTAAATATTTCTCATGATATCAATTCAACATATTTAATATCCATTGCTCCACAGGTTTGTCCTATCTTGAATATTAAATTAGATTATTTGTCTAAAGAAAAATCTAAGAACTCTCCTTCTTTAGACAGAATAAATCCAGATGTGGGATATATCGTTGGAAATGTGCATATAATTTCCTATTTAGCCAATCTAATGAAAAGCAATGCAACCACACAAGAGTTGATTAGCTTTGGCAAGTGGTGCTTAAGTTTAAAGCTTTAACGACATTCATGAATAAGGTAAAGCGAAAAAAGCACCAAGATGACAATAAGATAAAGACTTAACATAAAAACCTCACTTAAAAAAATGGAATATCGTCTGCAAACCACCCAAGATAATAATCGCGGTGGTTATGGCCTTAACAATAAAGGCTTGTAATTCCATTTTCATATCTTGTAAATCCTTCTTTGTTACGACCTCTTTTGCCTCTAACATCTGATTAAACGCTTTTGCTGTTGCTTTGGTGATGGCTTCCGCTTCCTCTGGTCTCATTCCCGATCTCTTTAATTCGTCCATATATTCAAGGGTGTCAAAAGTTATCGTGGTTCTCATTATTCGATAATCTCCCATATTTCGATGCAATAATCCGCACCAAATTGTTCAAGGTCGTTTTCAGCGTCTATTTTATTTTTGTAAGTGCCTATGATTTGGCGCGTACAAGGTTCAGTTTTTATTATTACGTAAACTTTCATTCTTTCTTCTCCTCTTCAGGTGGAGTTGTTCTTAAGGCGGAGTGGATCATTTGGATGCACCGCCTTAAAGTGTGGCTTCTATTCTCGCCATAAACGGCGCAAATGTCAGCAAGTTGACGAAATGTTTCTGGCGTAAATGACACCGAGGCTTTTATCACGGGAGCAGAGGATCTGCGATTTGCCATATTATTCCTTATACGTAATAGGAGCATAGTTGTTGGCAATATTGATACATATAGCCTCGCGCTGTGCAATCGTTTAGACAAGTATAATCAGTCGATTTGTAAGCGAAAATGGATGTTGATGCGGTTAATAATAGTATTGCTAATAGTTTTTTCATGGTTTAACCCTCGTTTAGTTGGTTTTTTAAATCTTGTATGGCTTCAGCTTCGGTACGGCCATAACCGTTAATGCCGTCCTCTTCTTGTCCGTCAATGCAGGCTACCCAATCCCAATGTCGGTAAGGTATTGGGGGGTCAATGTATGATGTTTTTATGTTCATTTATTCATCTTCCGCTATATCAGCTAAACCTTCTTCAAGGCTAATGATTGCCGATTTAAGGTTTTCTAGGACTTCTGGGTTATAAAGATATGCTTCCATCAAGAAATTGGTCATATACTCACTACCTACTTCCGCTAAATAAGCAGCTGCCTTTGTCCATACTTGCCCAGCTTCAGCAGGTGATAATATTTTTTCTTGGTTTCTGTTGATCATTTTGTTTGCTCCGTAGCAGTTATTGTTTAATTCACGCACATAGTATTACACCCGTAACACCGAGTCAACTGGTGTTCTTCTAATAACACCGTTATTTTGTCGTACAATAATCGACCATTGCTAAGCTATTGATTAATAGGTATACTAACCTGATACAAACTTAACCAATGGAGAAAGGATATGAAGGGATGCAAAAGTCCAATGAAAAAAAGCAAAATGCCCATGCCAAAGAAAAAGAAATAGTTGTTTTCTTGGGACAGGAAGGCAAGGTTTACTATTGTGATGGCACAATCTGCTCAAGTATTTATGGGCGCGTTGTGCCTGTTGTGATCAACCGGAAAAAGGAATCTCCGCGTGGAACAATTCTCCGAGGCGCTACTGCCCGAGCTAAAAATTGTCTATCTACCCATAGACGATCTAATACCTTACGAAAAAAACGCAAGAACACACCCTGATGAACAAATTGATAAACTAAAGAATTCCATTAAGAAATATGGCTTTCTACAGTCTATTTTATTGAATCAAGATAATGGTGTTATCGCAGGACATGCACGAATTATAGCGGCTAAAGCTTTGGGCTTAACCCGTTTGCCTACGGTTCAAATAGGCCACCTAAACCGTGAACAACAACGTGCCTATATATTAGCTGACAATCGGATAGCCTTGGATTCCGGTTGGGACCCGACACTTGTTACGTTTGAATTAGGTGAGCTTGATGAGCAAGGATATAACTTGGAGGATACCGGATTCTCCGAGGCTGAAATCCAAGCTTATCTAAATCCCGAAATCCTAAATGAGGGCATTGGTGATGTTGATGCTGTTCCTGCTGTTCAGCCTGATCCCATTAGCGTTATGGGTGATATATGGATTCTCGGAGGCCATCGCCTTATGTGCGGTGACAGCACTATGGTTGACAGTGTTGCTTCTTTGGTTAACAACATTAAACCTATTTTAATGGTAACCGACCCACCTTATGGTGTTAAATACGACCCTGAATGGCGCGATGACGCCGAATTAGGTGTGGGAGAGAGATCACTTGGTAAAGTTGAAAATGATGATAAAGTCGATTGGACAGACGCTTATAGCCTCTTTACAGGCAGCGTTGCTTATGTTTGGCACGCTAGCTATTTCACTCATATTGTTGCGGCAAATCTTCTTGCATGTGGTTTCGAAATTGTAAGTAATATTATTTGGGCTAAACAGCACTTCGCTTTAAGCCGTGGTGACTATCATTGGCAGCACGAGCCTTGTTGGTATATGGTTAGGAAAGGAAAAAAACATAACTGGCAAGGTGATCGTAAGCAATCCACATTATGGGATATTATGAATAATAATTCATTCGGTAATGCTAACCCCGAAAAGACATGGGGTCATGGCACACAAAAGCCTATTGATTGTATGTTACGTCCGATTCAAAACAACACTGCACCTAATGAATATGTCTATGATCCCTTTGGTGGATCAGGCACTACATTAATTGCGTGCGAGAAATTAGGCAGAAAATGTCTTATGATGGAGCTATCGCCTAATTATTGTGATGTCATTGTAAGACGATGGCAGGAATTCACCGGCAAGAAGGCTATACTAGATTCAGACGGTTCATCATTTGAGAGTATAGAACATGCACGAAAGGCATCTGATTCCATACGTACCTAAATTTCTCCTCGTCCCTGGGGCAAGAGATAAATTTCTTTTCGCCCTAGGAAAAGGTGCAAGCTATGTTATCTGCTGTGGATTTGCGGGATTCTCACGCACGCAGCTGAATGCTTGGATAAAGAAAGGTGAGGCTATCTATGAGATGACTCAAGATGAAATCGATGCGCATCCTGATAAAGTTTATTACGATTTTGTCAAAGACATTGAAGAGGCTGAGGCAAAGGCTGCATTACGATGGCTTGATAAAGTTGAAAAAGCAGCCGCTGTTCAATGGCAAGCGGCAGCGTGGAAACTAGCAAAACGCTATCCAAAAGATTATGGCAACACCGATTTTAAAGTGACTGTCGAGGCAGAGGATCTTACTTTGTCTAAGGCGAAAGAAGAGGCTGCTCGCATTCAAGAGGAAAAACATGGAAGATCTACACAAGCTGAGAGTTGATCTTTTATCAGATTTCTTCTTCTTCAATCGCTTCATATTTAAGGAGCGAACGGGTCGTGATTTTATTATCAGCAACCCTGTATCTAATACCTCACATTTCATAGAGATATGTCGTGCCCTTGAGGATGTTTTCTTTGGGCGTATTAAGCATCTATTAATTAACTGTCCTCCTGGTTGGTCCAAAAGTGAATTGATTAAGAATTTCATTTGTTGGGGGAAAGCTTGGTATCCTGACAGCAATGAGCTATACATTTCATTTGCGCATGAGCTAGCGTCTGCTCACACGCATACTATTAAACAAACGATGTCATTACCAATTTATAGAAGGTTATTTGATGTACAGATCAACAGAGACTCTTCGGCAAAAGATTTTTTCAAGACTTCGGTGGGTGGCGCTACAGCTGCTTTCGGCAGCTCTGGGCCTGTTACGGGTCGTGATGCTGGTTTACCTGGCTTGGATCGTTATTCAGGAGGTGTTTTTATTGACGATATCCATAAACCAGACGAAGTACATAGTGACGTTATCCGAGAAAAGGTCAAAAGAAATTTTATCCAAACAATCTCCCCACGTTGTCGTGGTATTAATGTCCCCATCGTTATTATCGGACAAAGGCTACACCAAGATGATCTCTTCACTTACTTAATGAATGGTGAGGACGGGAATAATTGGACAAAGATTATTATTAAAGGGTTGGATGACGCGGGAAATGCACGTTATCCAGAGGTAACCCCTCGAGAAAAACTTTTGCGCATGAAACAATTCACGCCTTATGTCTTTGCATCTCAATATCAGCAAAACCCTATTCCTGCGGGTGGTGGATTATTTAAAGAGGAATATTTTCCTTTATTGGAAGATTGTCCTGAGATACTTGCGACCTTTGTTACAGGCGACTCATCTGAGACAGATAAAGATTGGAATGACAAAACCGTGTTCTCTTTCTGGGGTGTTTATCAACTTAAGATTAAGAACGTAGCAATTGATGGTATGTTTGCATTGCACTGGTTGGATTGCCGTCAGCTGCAAATTGAGCCTAAAGACCTCGAGGCAGAATTCTTAGACTTTTGGGCAAGCTGTATGCGGTTTAAGGTTAAACCACAATGTGCAATTATAGAGAAGAAAAGTACAGGCGTGACACTTGTATCTGTATTAAAGAATGTTCAAGGTCTAAAAGTTTATGGCATTGATAGGACCGCAAAGTCAGGATCTAAAACACAACGCTTTATTGATATGCAACAATATATTGCGGCCAAGCAGGTTTCATTGCCTTTACTGGCAAAACATACGAAAATGTGTATTGACCATATGACCGATATCACAGCAAACAACACCCACGCATTCGATGATATTGCAGATACTTGCTACGATGCGGTAAATGCTGCTTTCATTGACAAGATAATAGTCCACCAAGTTGCAGCTAAGGTAGATTATAATCAATTAGCTAAGAATATGATGGCGACCCAAAACCAAGTGGATTTTTTAAGGAAACAGTCATATTCAAAACAGGTCTAGGATGATCAGTTATTAATTAAAGGATAGCTCACATGGAAGTAGCTAAGCGATATCAGGATAGGCTCCCAGACATCAAGAAGAAAGTTAAAAATTCATATGAGGCATTTAAGCCTAACTATGATCGATTTAATGAATTCAGACGTTTCATCTTTGAAACATCCTTAACACAGGATGACATAACACTTCTTACAACCCTTTCAAAACCTCAGATTGAATTCAACGTATCAGAGGCGTATATCAGCCGATTGATGGGTGAATTCTATAAGCAGGAACCATCCATATCTGTAGGATCGGAGGATGAAGAACAAGCCGATCCGTTAACAGTTCACGTAGTTGAACAGCATTTAAGACATATCCTACGCGATACTAGAAACCAGCACACGCGATGGGAAATTATGAAAGACCTTTATAGCGGAGGTTTCTCTGTCGGTAAAGTTTTTAATATGTATCCAAAAAATAAGAAAACATTTAATCAAATACTCGAGGTCGAAAGAGTGTGGGATCCTTGTCTTGTAGGTTGGGATCAAACAGCACGATTTTCACATAAAGGTGATGGGCAATTTTGTTTTGAATTGCGTCCATACGAACTTGAAGAGTTCAAGAACGATCCTCAATTCAAGAATGTAGATACAAGTAAAATATCCTTTAACCGTGCCTTTGCAGGATATAACTGGTCTTATCTAAATGGTAATGAAAAAACATTAATGGTCTGCGACTTCTATGAAAAGAAAAAGAAAGAGGTAAAAATAATCCAACTTGTTACAAGGATACAATTACCAAATGGAGCATTAACCGATGTCGTCACTCAACAAGAATACGATGAACTTTCTGAAATGTGGCTTGCTAGTGGTGATGTTGCAATGTTCCCCGCTATTAAGGGTGAACCGAGATGGATGGAGGTTGATACCATATGTCGATATCGTTGCATTGAAACCGAGGTCATTGAATACAAAGAAACAGATTATACCTATTTCCCATTAGTATTTTTTGATGGGAATAGTATTATGTTGAAGAACCCTAAGACATCCGGCGCTGTCTCTCAAATGACACGCCCTTATATTTATCATGCAAAGGGTGCGCAAAAACTTAAAAACTTCGCGGGGATTACACTTGCAAACGAGATGGAAAATATTGTCCAGCATAAATTCATGGTGGCAAAAGAGGCATTACCAAAAGAGATGGACTGGCTTAACGCTTATAAAGATATGCAAAAGCCATCTAACTTGGTGTTTAACGCGTTCTTTGAACAAGATCCGGATAAGCCAATTCCTAATCCGATACAACCCGTTCCACGCGTTCCAACTCCGCCAGAGGTTGTCCAAACATTCGCATCTACTGATTCTCTCATTCAAAATATACTCGGTAGCTATGATGCTAGTTTGGGGATCAACGATAATCAGTTATCTGGGATTGCCATCGTCGAGGCTGCTACTCAGTCTAACGCTGCTGCAATGCCTTATATCGTGGGCTTTTTACAAGGCTTGCAACGCATCGCCGAAATCATAGTCGATCTCTTACCTAAGTATTACAAAACACCACGTACGCTACCGGTAATGGGCATTGATGGAAAAGCAGAATATGTAAAAATAAATCAGCAAGACGGTGTGCCATTATTCTATGACGCTAATGTTCTCAATGTAAAAGTTGAGGCAGGTGTATCATTCCAAATTCAAAAGTCACGAGCATTGTCGCAGCTTATCGCATTGCAACAAGCATCCCCATTATTCGCACAATTCATGAACGAGAAAGGATTAAGCGTGCTGCTTGATAACATTGAAATACGTGGTATCGATCAACTTAAGATGATGGTTCAAGATTGGGAAGAAGAGCTAGCTAAGCAAAAGGCTATGGCTATGGAGCAACAAAAAGCTGAGATGCAGAATAATCCAATGGTTATGCGTAACCAAATGGAAATGGCTAAACTACAAGATAAAGGCCAAGAACGTGAAATGAAGAAACAAATTCATCAGGCTGAATTACAAATTGATGTGGCTAAACTTAAAGTTGATCAAATGAAGATATTGTCTGATGTTGCTATTGCAAAAGACAATTCTGTAACCCAACGTATCAAAGCAGATGCTGAGCGTTTTGCGAAACAGGTTGAGTTAGCTCTAAAGAAAAAGGATATGTATCACAGGCACTTTAAGGAGTCTATCGAGACACACCATAAAGTTCATCATGACGCACGAGTTTTAGAACATGGAGCTAGACGACAATGAATTTCATGGACGCCGTAAACAATATGATGGCAGGAAAACGATTGATTCGAAAAGGATGGGGAGGCAACTATCTTGCTATCCTAAACAACCAAAATTATATCTGGAATATCGCGAACGGAAATGATAAACCTGTTGTTAACGCTGCATTATATACACCAAGTCTTGATGATATATTGGCAGACGATTGGATAGTTAAAATTTAAAACTTAAGGAGATTGATATGGCTAAGATAGCTACTCACATTGATGATAGAAACGCTAATTATGCAGATGCGGAAAGAGTAAAGTCAGAACGTACTGCGGCGCACGAAAAAGCACGCAGTGAAATTGAAACTCCATTGTCTAACCGTGTATCAAAAATGGATACAGGTATAGGCAAAGAAATGCTTAAGATGCCAGCACTTTATGGTGACGCCGCCTATAATGTAGGCAAGGCGATCAAGAATAAATTAACTAAATAAGGATATTTTTTATGCGTAAGAAAAGCCCTATGCCAAGCAAAGCTGTTAAGCCGTCTTATGAGGAGCCGATGCGTCCTAAAATGCCAAACGCAACAGCGAAGAAAGGCAAGCCGCAAGATCAAATGAAATCGAAAATGAAGAAGAAATAATATGTTAACCCAATTAAATCCACCCATTCCAATGAGTACCCCGAAAGGTGAGGGACTGGCTTGGGTGCTAATTGATTATGGCATTGAGTTTAATCTTCAATGGGTTGTGGCCATTGATGCGACAGGAGAGATTTGGACATTCCAAAATCCTGTCGTTCGAGCACAAAAGAATATTACGCAAGGAAGAATTAAAGATGGCGAAGAAATACGTAAGTGCATTTGTAAAAAAACAGCAAGCGCTTCAAGCGAGAATATACTCTAGATTAGTTTGGAACTCTGCTATGCAGGGTACTTATGTGCGTGCAAGACATGGTGAATTATATTAGGAGGCGTTATGGCTGAGAAGTGGATTAAGGGCGCAATTAAGCACCCTGGAAAACTACACCGCGAATTAGGTGTGCCTGAAGGTAAAAAGATTCCTGCTAAGAAATTAGCAAAGGCCGAGCATAGTAAAAACCCTACTATTCGCAAAGAGGCTAATTTAGCGAAGACTCTCAAATCGATGCATAAGAAGAAATAGTTAACTCGCGATAAGTTACCTTATCGATAGTTAGAAAAATTATTTCTTGATCGGGTTTTGATCGTGGTGTTCCGTAATATACCATAATACGTAATTTGCTATGGAAAAAGTACATATGAGTTTATCGTGTGAAAAGGTTAAAACATCAAATAGAACCACAGAAGAAGAGGTATTTCTCGAGAAATTTCGAGAAAATCCGCAATGGCAAATGGGCGCATTAAGAGAATTTGATCCGAAAGCAGTTCTTGATCCTGTCAACCATCCTGCTCACTATAACAATAGCCCAGCAAAATGCGATTATTGTGGAAGGCGTATTGAGTGTATCGATGTTACAAGACACTACGCCTTTAATATTGGTAATGCCATTAAGTATCTCTGGCGATGCGATCTTAAAGGAAACTCGATTGAAGATCTCAAGAAAGCCGCATGGTATATAAATGACGAAATCCGAAATCGAGAAAAAAGCTCGTAATCTATATGTTGACAAGAGATTAGTCAATGTTAAAATGATCGTAACCCATCTATGGGGGACAAATAGACGAGACCTATGCGATATGTAGGGCGGGAAATGTAAGCTAACATGACCCTCACCGTGGCGGGGAAATAGCCAAAGTATCTATGCTTATCATGGAGATAAAATAGACGGGACTCTTACGAAAGCAGAGGTATCACCGTGACGGGGTTAACAGTCGAAGGGAATCGAAATGACAGATATGGTAAATGGAGAAGGCCAGAGTTTTCAAAATTCTACAGCCTCAGCACCTGTTAGCACACCGTCGTCAGCGCCATCAAGCGCTCCAAGCGACAGCGAAAGAACTTTTAGACAGTCAGAAGTCAATGATTTAGTCGGACGTGCCAAGTCCGAGGCCGTTGAGCGTTACAAGCGCGATTCATCTATGGCATCGCATGCTTACCAACCTCCTCAACAACAGCAGTCGTATCAAGCCCCTCAACAAGGCTATACACCACCTGCCTATCAACCTCAACCTGGAATGACCGAAGAACAAGTCAGACGGATAACTGCGGATGAAGCAACGCGCTCAAGGAATGAGTGGATTCAGGATCAGCGAAGGAATGCTGAAGAGCAAAACGCGCAACGGATTGCCTCTGAATTCTTCACAAAAGTTGGTGCCGGTGAAGGTGGTATTAAAGAATTTGAAAAACTTGTGAGTGAGTCAGGTGTAGATTTGGGCGCTATTCCACATCATGTTCAATTAGCGAACCAAGTTGATAATACGCGTGAGGTGATGGTTGAGCTTATGAAGAATCCCACAAAAATTGGGGCAATTCAAAACTTAATCGACATTGATATGCGTGCCGGACGACACCCTACGTTAGCCTTGGCAGAAATTAAGCGATTGTCGGAGTCTCTCAAGACCAACCAACAAGGCGCTAAATATCAATCTCCTAAAGATCCATTATCTCAACTTCGACCTTCTAACGCCGGAGCGGGTAATCAAGGTCCTTTGTCGGTAGGCGACTACAAACGCAAATACCGAGTGTAAAGACCGAGTTATCCGAACTATTTAATGGATTAATAGTTAGGAGCATCTCACCATGCCTTTATACGCAGATAATATACTGCAACAAGTACAGACGTATCAAAGATCGTCTTTAGGCTTGTTACAAAACTTGTGCTGTTTTGTCAGCACATCCAATACAAAATTTAAAGACTTCGAAAAGATTCAGGCCAATTTGGGCAGTAGTGTCACGTTTGACACCCCGCCACGCGCAACAACCTCAGCAGGTTTGGTTGCAAAATGGCAGCCTGCTATTCAAGAAGTGGAAACACTTACTTGCGATCAAGCGTTTAACAGCTCATTCACCGTTACCGCTCAACAACGTATTTTCAATTTAGAAAAAGGCGAAGACGAATACATTGAAGTGTTCGGTAAATCGTTTTTAACTGAATTGGCGAATGAAGTTGAAGGGAACTTGGCACTCAATTGTATTTCTGCCGTCCCTGTGATGGTTGTAAATGCTGAAGGCGAATCCGTGCCTACCGGAGCATATCATACAGAATCTGGTCCATTCCGATACTTCGGGGACGGAATTGTGCAATTAACGAGCTATCAACAGCTCGCGCAAATGATAATGCTATTCAAAAATTTTGGCAGTGTATCACATGGCATCAAGGTTTACTTACCTGATACTGTTTATCCTGCAATCGTTGGAACCGGCTTAAATCAATTTGCACCAGAACGTAACAATGAAATTGCTATGTCTTGGGAAATTGGTGAATTCGGTACACCTCGCGTTAAGTATTACCAATCTAACTTTTTGCCTATTCAATTTGCAGGCGATGTAGGTGAAAATCAAACCGTCCTCACCTTAGTAAGCACAAATGATCCATCGGGTCAGAATGTTACTCAGTTGACATTCTCCGGCGCATCTGCATCTGATGCAAACGCTGTCAAAATGGGCGATATGTTCCAATTCAATGATGGCGTTTCAGGTTTCCGCAATATGCGTTACTTGACCTATATCGGACATAAAATATCCGCTAATAAGGTTCAAAATCGTGTGGTTGCAGATGCCGCATCAAATGCAAGTGGTGTAATTACTGTTAATTTAGCATGGCCATTAAATTGGGCAGGCGGACAAACAGTTAATTTAAATCAAGCATTACAACCTGGTATGCAAGTCACATTCTTACCATCCCATAGAGCAGGTTTGGTTGTTGGCGGCGATGCATTCTATATAGCAATGCCACAATTACCTGATCAACGTCCGTTTGATACTGGTAATGAATACGATCCTGAAACAGCAGTTTCTGTTCGTATGACCTACGGTTCAATCTTTGGTGCGAACCAGAAAGGTATTATCTATGACGAAACACACGGTTCACTTGCTGTTAAGCAATACTGTATGCGCGTCATTATACCTTTAAGCCAGGCGTAATCATGTAGCTGGTGGTTAATAGCCGCCAGCTTTAACTTTAAGGATGAGGATACGAAGATGACAGTACAAAATATACCAGTTGAAACCTTACCGTTCTTATATATAAGCGGTATGAATGTCTCCGTTGCATCAAATACGGTTATTGCAATTGCTCCAGGTCAATGCCGAGATTCAACAGATAGCATTGATATGAGCTATTATTTGCCGATAGGTGGCAATGCAATATTTGCAGAGCAACATAACAATGGTCTAATTCCAGCTCCCATTTCTTTCTCCAATGCTAGCGCTTATTTGCTTCCATTGTTTTTGAATTCGGCTGTTGTAGGTCTTAATGGATTAGATCAAGGTGTCTTAGCTTTAAGCACAAATTATAATATTTGGGCTATTGCGGATTCTAGCGGTAAATTACTTAATGGTGGTCTCATTTCTTTACAAAGTAATGCAGCGCCTTTATTACCATTTGGCTATGACTCAAAGCGTCTAATAGGAATGGTAACAACCGATTCATCCACTCACTTTTTAGCGGCATCCGTTCTGAATGCTGTGAACTATAAAGGATATTATTTATCTCCTGCAGTATCTGTTCTTGCAGGTGGTAATGCTACCTCCTTTACCGCTATTGATATGTCAGGCGCTATTCCAACAGCAGGCGATCCTTTCGTTATTGCATTGTTGACCGTAACGTTCACACCGCTTGCGGCTGGCGATACTGTTCAATTCAGACCAACAGGATCCAGTGCTACAGCAAATCTGGTTACTTTAACAGGTGCAGCTGCAGGTGTAGCTCAAACATTCATGATTGCAGTTAATGTGGGTGTTGGAAGCACTAAACCTGAGATCGATTATAAGGTAACCGTTTCAGGGGATGCAGTATCTGTTTCTGTGAATGGGTATTACGTATCCTTATCATAAAAGGTGATCATCAATGGCCTATACAGCACGGCTATTAATCACGAGATCTTGGTATCTATCAGGCATCGTTGCCCGTAGGCTGCAAAGCGTTACGGGTGACCAGGCTGTTGACGGCCTCTTTCTTTTAAACGCATTGCTCGATTGGAAATCTATCCAGATCGATCTTATCCCCTATTGGACATATTACGAATTTCCTGGGGTAATAGGTCAAGAGCAATATTACATTCCTAATTTATATGCAGTTGAATCGCTAACTTTCAATATCGGCGATGTCAGGTATCCTACAGATTTCACAACTCGAACAGCTTATTTTGGTACAGGTCGTGTTGATAGTATTAATTCTCTGCCATCCAATTGGTACTTTAACCGTTCGTTAGGTGGAGGATCGATTTACCTTTATTTCAAGCCTGCAGGTGAATATCCCATAAAGATTATGGGTAAATTCGGTTTGCAAGATGTGACTTTAGATACTGATTTACTAACTATTTATGATCCATCTTATATCGAATACCTGCGCTATGCGTTGGCTCAATATATGTGTTCTGAGTACGGCATTATGATGAACCCTGAATCTAAGGGAATCTTAATGGCGATTCAAAGACAATTAATGGATGTAAGCCCCCCTGATCTTTCCATTAGGAAAAGCTCAATCTTGACGTCTGTATCTGGCATCAACTTTGGAGATGTGAATATTGGACATGGCTGGAGGCCGTAATGATAACGAGGCCACCTAGCTTTGAGGCTAAACCACTAAACATAGTCGGCTCATCTACATTCGGTCGCTATCCTAAAATTAGTATCGAAAAGACATATAATATGTTTATGTCTGACGGTTGGATGGTTCCTTATGCAGGATATCAATTAGCTATAGCGTCATCTTCATTGGGTAGTGGTACGCAAGGACGCGCTCTTCATACCAGCACTAAATTTAATAGAATGATAGGTGTCTTTAATAGTACTGTTTTTCTTATCAATATTACTTTTAATCAACAACAACAAAAAGTTATTGCATCCCAAGCGATAAAAATAGGCGAATTACAAACATCAAAAGGTATTGTCTATATCGCAGAAAATAATGTCCCACAGATATTATTATCCGATGGCACATCTCTTTATCTTTATGACAGGACGTTGACACCTAATTTCCAGGTGGTAACGACATCTTTCATTCCAGGTTTTATCGATTTTCATGACACATATTTTTTATGTGCCGCACGTGCCGATGGTTTTTATTCTCCTCCTGCAAGTAACACATGGAGGTTATCAGCACAAAATAACGGTGCGTCTTGGCCTGATGATGCCGCAAGCATTGGATTACTACAAACCAAACCTGATAACACCCAAGCCGTTGTGCGTTTCCCGGGCAAAGGAAATATGATATTTGTGTTCGGCAGCACGGTAACAGAGCCTTGGTTTGATGTGGGGTATCAATTATTTCCATATCAAAGAAATACATCATTTAATATTGATTATGGCTGTTTGAATCCTGCAACCATTGCATCGATGGATGATCTTGTCGCATGGCTTGGCATTAATGAGAAAGGTGGACCTGTCGTATTTTATTCAGATGGTGGAACCCAACAGCAAATTACGACAGACGGATTTGATTACGTTCTTGCTAACATGCAAAACCCTTCAGATTCTGAGGCTTTCATGTATAGGCAAGATGGACATTTGTTCTATCATATTAATTTCTATACTGATAATTTGTCATTCTTTGTCGACTTTCTGCAAGACGGAACACATAAGATTTATCATGCTTGCGATGAAGACGGTAACTATTTTATTGCATCTGAGGTTGCATTTTTCAACAATCAATATTATTTCGTTACTAAAAATAATGGCAATCTCTATACTTTCGATACCATATTTACGACTTATGATGGACAAGAAATTCCACGCATAAGAACATGTAAATCTATTAGAAATCCTCAACAGGAACCATTCATTGCTAATGACTGTGGCTTCACTGTGGAAAGCGGAAACACTAATTACATACAAGAAGCTGTTGGTGACTTATATCTTGTAACTCAAGATTTATTTGCTAATCCTTTTACTTTTATAAGTCAAAATGGAATAAATTTAATTACCCAGGATGGCAATCAGCTTATTGCACAACAAGCGGATTTAAGTGATACCTATACTGCGGATGTTAATAAATATATCACCCAAGGTTCGACCCAATTATTCATTACGCAAGACGGACAATATTTATTAACTCAGGATGAAAATAATCTCGCATCTCAGCAGATTGATCCGAGCGAATTTTTTTATTTAATTGCACAACAACCTCAAATTCATACAATTTTACCGCGTGTTGATATGTCAATATCTATTGATGGTGGCGAACATTTCAGCAGCTATGATGCTCAGTACTTACCTGCGATTGGTCAGCGTAAAAATAAATTGGCATGGTGGCAATTAGGATGGTCAAACGATTTAGTATGTCAGTTTAGATTCTGGAGCCTTGGACGATTTGTTGTAACAGATGGAGTCGTAAACGTAAGAAAATGACAACTCAAACTAAAAAACAGCAAGCTATATTTCCTGATCTCCCAAGAGATGAGCAGGTAATTGATAAAGATGGTGTACTAACAGCGCCTTATCGATTATTTTTGCAACAATTAGTCATGGCATTGCAAACGAATTTTAAGCCTGAGGGGTTTGTCGTGCCTCCTAAGCCTACAAGCGATATAATTCAACTTATAGATTCAACATCAATTAACAATATCATTTATGATAGTACTACTAATCAGTTCAAAGGAAATGTTAACGGAACTTGGATGGTATTTACCTTAACGTAAAAGGAATTACGATATGGACTGGAAGAATTTTATGTCAGCCGGTGGCGCCGGTGGAATAGGGATGCTAGGCCAAGGCTTAAGCTCGATGTTCGGTGGATGGAAAAATCCAGCAGATGCCGCTAATCCTTATTTTGATAAAATGAGAGGCGAAATAGGTCAAGGCTATGATCCATGGATCAAGCGCGGGACAGATCTAGCTAACGACCCGGGTGGAAAATTAAACGAAATTGGGAAAGGATATCACCAATCTCCAGGATTTGATTTTGCCCTAAAGCAAGCTCTTCAAGGTGCAGGCCACGCATCCGCTGCCGGTGGCATGGCAGGATCTCCTCAACACGAAATGCAAAATATGGGCATTGCCACAGGCTTAGCTGATCAAGATTATAACCAATGGATGTCTAATGCTTTAGGCTTGCACAATTTAGGATATACGCAAGGTCAAAGTGCAAGTATAGGCCGAGGTCAGGATATGGCATCTATTTTTGGTAATCAGGCACAAATGAATTACGAAGGACAAAATGCCAAGAACCAACATTCTGGTGGAATGTGGGGTTCATTGTTAGGTGGCTTAGGATCGCTTGCAGGTGCATTTTTATAAGGTGAATGAATATGGCATTACAACTTCCTCGTTTTCAACGAATCAGCTTTGATGAGGCTAATCCCATGTTGGTCGGGATGGAGCGTGGCCAAAAATTAGGCCAAAGCTTCGCAAGCTTTCCTCAAGAATTAAAAGCTAAAATTCTAGCTAATAAAATAGCTGAGGCGCAGGCTAAATATGCCGAGCCAATGGCTGCAGCAGGTTTAAAGACAGCTCAACAACACAATGAATTTGATCCACGAATCTGGCAATCAGAGATAGGTTTACGTGGATCGCAATCAGGAAAGATGAACACCGAAACCAAAATGAATCAACT